ATGACAGACTGATGGATATTGAAAACCAGAAGGCACGGCAAAGGGGATTTGACAATGACGGATTCCGTGCGCTGATCGCCGCGGTGTGTCTGCGTGCCTGTGCCGATTACAAAAAGGCGTCCATGGGCAAAAAAGTTGATGGTAAGCATCCGGACAAGGTGCTTCGGGACTGCAGGCGGTTCTTCAACGAGGATATGTTCCAGTTCTTTGTCAACGGGATGACAGTTGCTGAAATTGAACGATGCATCCGCGCCACGCCCGAAGGATCCATCCATGCGATCTGGTGCAAGAACGAAAATGCACAGAGACCTCTTGAAGACATTTGATATTTTGACGGAAAGGAGACAGAAGATGACCAGAAAAAACGAAGAACCATCTAAAGAATTTATGGAAAGGGTTGCGTATGGTCTTGAGCATTGGATTCAGCCTGATCCAAAACCCAAGACTGCGCACCTTGAAACCGAACCGATCTTCGGAATCCATATTGAATTCTGTGACGGATCAAAGCCTATTGAGTATTTTAATCTGAATCTCAAACAGACTGCGGTCGTGCTGCAGGAATGGAGTGAAGAATGGATACTCATTCCGGAAAAAGACTGCCAGCTGAACGGCACGATGTGGAACTGGCACGCCAACGTACGGCACTGTGATAAATCCAAACCCAAAGATGAACCCAGACAGACCGAGGAGCCTGTGGAACTTTATTTCAGAGAAGTTGAGGAGGACTGAGTCATGACTGTAAATGATATGCGGGGCGCTCTGAAGCACAAGTATGGCAACATTATCCGTAACCGGCATATTGATTACATGCCGGACAATCAGGTGATTGCGATCTACCACAGCGTGATCGAGCGTAAGGTTTCTCCCGAGCGCAAAGTCCCCAAAACCAAGCGGCTGCATGAGCCCATGAAATATGAACAGATGCGAATGGAGATCTGACATGATTAAACTGCGGAACTACCAGCTGAAAGCCATTGACCGGATGAGAAACGGCTGTGTCCTGTGTGGGGAAACCGGAAGCGGAAAAAGTCTGACCGCCATCGCATATTACTATTTGATAAACGGCGGCAAACGGGATTCGCTTCGTGGCGGAGACTACCGGTATATGCCATTTCAGCCTATGGATCTGTATATTATCACGACCGCCAAAAAGCGTGATAACTTTGAGTGGGAAAAGGAAATGGCGCCGTTTCTGCTTAGCACCGATCCGGATAAGAACGTCTACGTTAACAAGGTGATCGTCGACAGCTGGAATAATATCGCCAAATACAAAGAAGTAAAGGATTCATTCTTCATCTTCGATGAACAACGGGTAGTCGGAAAAGGAGCCTGGGTGAAAAGCTTTCTGAAGATTGTGAAAAGCAACCAATGGATACTTTTGTCCGCTACTCCCGGCGACAACTGGGGAGATTATGTTCCGCTGTTTCTGGCAAATGGGTTCTACCGAAACAGACGACAGTTCAGTGAAGAGCATGAAATTTATGCCAAATTCCTGAACTATCCGAAGGTGGAGAAATATGTCAACACAAAGAAACTGGAGTATTACCGGAACCAGATCCTGGTGGATATGGACTTCAAACGGAAGACCAATGCCCACCACGAAGACGTGCTTGTTCAGTTCGACGGTGTCAAATACAAAGACATCTACAAGTACCGGTTTAACTGGTGGAAAAACATGCCAATCGAGAATGCAGCCGAACTTTGTTACTGCCTCAGAAAGATTGTCAATATGGATCCATCCAGACAGGCAGCCATCCTTGAGCTGGCTGAAGAACACCCCAAGATGATCGTGTTTTATAACTTCGATTACGAACGTGACATCCTGCTCACCCTTGGATATCCGGAGGGAACAGCTGTCGCCGAGTGGAACGGCCACAGGCATGAGCCGATTCCGGTTGAGAGCGACCGATGGATATACCTGGTTCAGTACACCGCGGGTGCTGAAGGATGGAACTGTATTGAAACTGATACGATGGTGTTCTACAGCCAGAACTATTCGTATAAAACCATGCATCAGGCGGAGGGTCGGATAGACCGGATGAATACGCCTTATCTGGATCTGTACTATTACCATTTCAAAAGCACCGCGGCCATTGATATTGCAATCGGCCGGGCTCTGAAAGCCAAAAAGACATTCAATGAAAGGAAGTTCGTCAGATGGGAGTAAAGAGTTTGACTGACCGGATTGAAGAGATCTTTGATAAAAAGACCAATTTCGACGAGTCCGGTTTTGCTTATGCGGATCTTGTTACTCCCGATCTGGCGGAGGCTCTCGGTCACCTGAGTGATAAAGATGAGCGAAAGCTTGAGCGGCTCGGGTACGGATTTAACTGGTTTGACGCGGAACATACGGATGGGATTCTGTTTAAGATGATCCGGGAAAGGCCGCGGAAAGCCGGGTACGTACGAAGACTTTATTTTAACCAGGTTTACCCATTTGAAAGAACAGAGAGGAAGGACGAAAAGGATGGATAGTCTTGAAAGGAGGAAACTGCATCTTCAGGAACAGATTGCGGATAATCTTGAGAAAATTGCAGATTCTCTCGAGGCATTGTTGAAAATCCACAAAAGGACACAACATATGTATATAGTGCATACGGACGAAGAGTTCGATGCTACTATTGATATTACCAAAAAGACAAACGACAAAACAGAGGAGGAACAGAAAAATGACTGACAACACGAAGAACATTCTTGTAGGACTGAGCCTTGGTATCGCGGGTCTGAGCCTGGGCGGAATGGTGTATTCCGGACTGCAGGCCAGGAGCATGCGGAAGATGATCACCGGCAGTGCTGAGCGCATTGCGCAGATGAGCCAGGTTGATATCGACCGGCGACTCGTGGATCAGATGGTCCAGAAGGCGGTCAAGGAACAGGCCGGGTCGGCTGCCCGTGCGGCGGCGGATCGTGCGGCCAGCGACGTGCTCGCTGATATGCGGAACCGGGTTAAACAGGCGGTTGCCAACCAGACGTCCGAGATCAACAAAAAGGTCGCTATGACGATTGCGGACGAGATGGAGAATGTCTGCCGGGACGACATCGTCGAGGAGGTTATCAGCCAGACCACGGAACATCTGGTGGATAAACTCGGCGAGGATCTCGACAACGAGGTCGGCCGCATCGGGAAGATCTACAAGGGGATTGCTGCTGCTCTGCAGTAATCCCTTTTCTTTTTGTCGGAGGTGCACAAATGGAAGTTCTGATGTTTTTTATTTATGCCGTAATTATTTTTCTGCTCGCCCTGCTTCTTGGCGGAACGCTCATCGGATACTATTTTCAGAAGAAAACGGAGTATCAGATTAAGGGTGTTGGTATATACAGCAATGCAATTACGTCGACTTTTAAGTCCAAAATCGACGGGACAAAATCGGGACAAAATGGGGACAAAACCGATTAATTGGCCAGGTTTTGAGAAAAATTCCGATAACAATTTTTGCAAGATTTTGTAAAAATTGATGTTTTTCTGGCCAAATTGGCCAATTTTCGGGACAACGGGACAAAATGAAAAAAAAGTTGTCCCGGCTGGAAGCCTTGATTTATAAGGGTTTGAGGGCTTTCGGGACAAAAGGACAACTTTTTTTCTATTTATACGCGAAAAAAATTTTTATATAAATTAATAGGAATTGGGTGGCCAGTTGTCCCGAAGAAAAATTTACAGAAAATGAGGTGAAAACAGAGATATTTACAAAACATGTTACGCACTGTAGAATGGTCGGTAAGGTGGTGATCATTCTATGAGTGGATTTGATGATGAACGTTGGGAAGATCTGTACGACAGTGCGGAGGTTTATGAAGTAGACGCGGCTGATGCGTGGCAGAACGGAGCGTATACAGAAGATGGTGATCAGGTCGAGTGTTCTGTGTGCGGAGAGAATATGATATTCGACCCAAAGAACAGATGCTGGAAATGCAGCAGCTGCTGGAACACCAAGAACAGAGTGCAGTGGTTTGAATACCTGGATGCGAACCCGCCGGGAAAGAAGTGTCTGACCAGATGTCACGAGAATTATCCGGTCTGCAAGAACTGGTGTATGATCTACAAGATTCCGGACGACGATCCGATTCTGTAATTGATTGATGAGCCGCTTGTGATTTTACAAGGGCTCTTCTTTTTTTTTTTTTTTTTTTTCCCTGGATTTGCAGGGGCACGAAATTTACAATCCCTATTATGAAGAGAGGGTGTGAATTCCCACACTCTCTCTTGTTTTCTTTACGAAAAGGAGGATTTCTCCGTTGGGTAAAGTGCTTGAAAGCCGGTTTCAGCGAAATCTGATTAAGGATATACGTAACCGGTTTATTGACGCGATTGTGATGAAACTTGACAGCAGCTATAAGCAGGGCGTCCCGGATCTATTGATACTTTACGGAAAGAAATGGGCAACGCTGGAATGCAAGAAGAGTCCGACCGCGGAACACCAGCCGAATCAGGACTGGTATGTAAACAGAATGGACGGAATGTCATTCTCGAGATTTATCTATCCCGAGAACCGGGATGAAGTGTTACAGGATTTGATATCGTTTTTTGAGGACAAGGAAAGGACAGAAGGCGAATGAAATTCAACAATCATTATGAGCTTGTCGGAAGTCATGCGTTCCTTGGTGCGAGTAAGTACCATTGGATAAATTATGACGACGAGAAGCTGATTACAAGCTATAACAATTTTCTGGCCACACAGCGAGGAACAGAATTACATGACTTTGCGGCGAAATGCATCAAGCTCGGACAGAAGCTGCCGAAGAGCACCAAGACACTCAACATGTATGTCAATGATGCGATCGGCTATAAGATGACACCGGAACAGGTTCTGTATTATTCAGACAATTGTTACGGCACCGCTGATGCGATTCTGTTTCAGAAAGACATGCTTCGAATTCATGATCTGAAGACCGGAACGATTCCGGCCCATATGGAGCAGCTGATGGTATATGCTGCTTTGTTCTGCCTGGAATACAAAATGAAACCGGGCCTTATTCAGATGGAATTGAGAATCTACCAGAACGATGAGGTGCTGGTTCACAATCCGACAGCGGACGAGATTGTTCCGATCATTGATAAAATAATCAGCTTTGATAAACTGATTAATCGGATTAAAGAAAGAGAGGCATAATGTTATGGATCCTGTAACACTGGAAATGTTAAGTCTGTACTCTGGCGATCCTCTTGATCTGTATCTCATGGATGATGAGGACGAACTCGCTCATGGCAGCAGTTATGAAGCCCAGGGTAAAAGTGTGAGCGGGCCCGGAGGCAGAACGGCAGAGGCAAGCTCGAACGGTATTGGTTCCGGTAGATACAGGAAAGGCTCCGGATCAAAACCATATCAGCATGGCATCGGCGATTTTCTTGAGCGCGTTGATTTCTACAAGAAAAGCGGCGTTAAAAGTGAGAAAGAGCTTGCCGCTCTTTGTGGCTTTACCAAGCAGGATGGAACTGGAAATACTACAACGTTCCGTGTGGCATATCAGAGAGAACTTCATACCTGGAAGAAGAACCGGGCCGCTTATGCCCAGAGTCTTCTTGATAAAGGTATGACAAAGAAAGCCGTTGCTAATGAACTCGGTATTCGAGATTCAACTCTTAATTCGTGGTTGAATCCGAAATCGCTCGAACGTGTGAACAGATCTCAGTCAATGGCTGATTTTCTTCAGAAACAAGTTGATGAGAAGAAAATGATAGATGTAGGCGCAGGTGTCGAGAAGGAGCTCAACATCTCCAAGACGAAGTTGACCGAAGCTATCGCTATTCTTCAGGATAAAGAATATCAGCTGTTCGGAGGCCGTGTTCCGCAGGCTACTAATCCCGGACAGAAAACGACACTGAGTGTGTTGGCCGCACCGGATCAGAAGTGGAGCGATGTCTATAACCATCCTGAAATGATACAGTCCGTAAAGGATTATATTGTCAGGGAAAACCTTGACGGCAAGGAATATATTTCAAAAAAATGGCAGTATCCGGCATCGCTTGATAGTTCAAGACTGATGATTCGGTACGCCGACGATCCTGATGCATATGGGCACACTGGTGTTGAAAGCGATGGAACTCTTGAGATTCGTAGAAACGTTCCCGATCTTGATCTTCAGGGAAGTCGTTATGCGCAGGTTCGGATTCTGGTTGATAATAAGAAATACCTGAAAGGCATGGCTCATTATTCAGACAATATGCCTGACGGGATTGATGTGATATTTAACACAAACAAAACCAGAGATCAGGCGGATATTGTTTTAAAGAAAATTAAAGCCGATCCGAACAATCCTTTTGGTGCGTTGCTTCGTAAAGACGGCGGCCAATATATGTATGAGGATCCGAAGACTGGTGAGATGAAACTCGGATTGATAAACAAAACGAGACAGGAAGGTGACTGGGAAGAATGGAAAGACTCCCTTCCTTCTCAGTTCCTGGCTAAACAACCAATGGCATTGATAAATAAACAGCTTGGTCTTGCTATCGCTGATAAGAAAGCAGAACTCGCTGATATTATGAAACTCAACAATCCTACAGTAAAGAAGTCTTTGTTGCTGGATTTTGCCGATGGTTGTGATTCTGATGCCGTTCATATGCAGGCTGCAAGCTTACCAAGACAAAAATATCAGGTTATTCTTCCAGTTCCAACTCTCAAAGATGATGAGGTTTACGCTCCAAATTTCAAGGATGGTGAAACCATTGCCCTGATACGTTTTCCGCATCAGGGTATTTTTGAAATTCCGATTCTTAAAGTAAATAATCGTAATCCTCAAGGGAAAGAGATTATGGGCGAGAATCCGATGGACGCCATCGGTGTGAATCAGAAGAATGCCGGTATTCTGTCTGGCGCCGATTTTGATGGTGACACCGTAATGTGTGTGCCATGTAATGATCCAAAATTCGGTGAGACCAGGATTATGAATCGTCCGCCTCTTGAAGGTCTTGAGGGTTTTGAGCCAAAAGACGAATACGCATATGATAGAGTTGAGACTCGGCTGGAAAAGGTCAAGAAAATTGATAAACAAGGAAATGTTGTATACGGTGATGACGGAAAACCGGTTTATGAAGAAAAGAATGTAGATCATTATTTCCGAAACGGTCATGAGTTTAAGCAAATGACCAGAACCGGTTTGGAAATGGGAAAAGTCAGCAATCTTATGATGGATATGACCCTTAAAGGTGCTGACGATGCCGATCTGGCAATGGTTGCACGCCATGCGCAGGTTGTTATTGATGCTGAGAAACATCATCTTGATTGGCAGGCAAGTGAGCTTGATAACCATATCAAAGAGATGAAAAAGAAGTATCAGGAACGGGTCGAAGATGAAGACGGCTCCATTCATTATGGTGCTTCTACATTGATAACCAGGGCAAAATCCCCTACTCAGATTGTCAAACCGACAGGAACGCCACACATTGATCCCGAAACAGGGAAACTTGTTTATACTGAAAAGCAGCTCACGCCACAAACATATATTGATAAAAAGACTGGTAAAGAAAAGACCCGCATGGAGGATGCATATCTCTTAGATACCAAAGATAATGCCTTCGATCTGGTGTTTGATAAAAACAACCCCAAGGAGGTAGCTTACGCAACTTATGCCAATACGCTTCGTGCTATGGCAAATGAGGCAAGAAAAGAATATTTGGTAACGGGGGATATTACATACAATAAGCAGGCTGAAGAAAAATATCACGAAGAAGCAGAACATTTATTGTCTGAGCTCATGATATCAGAACTCAACGCCCCTAGGGAGCGTATGGCCCAACTATACTCCCGGTCTATATACCTATCCCTGAAGGATAACCCCGATATCACAAAGAAAGAGCTTAAGAAAGCGGCAGATAGTGCTCTTGCTGAAGGAAGAACAAGGTTTGGAGCTTCAAGACATAAGATTGACATCTCTCCTCGTGAATGGGAAGCGATTCAGTCTGGAGCCATAAAGAAAACGAACCTTGAGAAAATTCTTAAATATGCCGATTCTGACAAAGTTCGTCAATATGCAACGCCAAAAGACGCAGTTGCTCTTACTACCGGTCAGAAAGCTCGTATTCGTGCAGCTCTTGACAGTGGTAAGTCGGCCGCATTGCTTGCCGAACAATATAATGTTTCTGTTTCCACAATTAACCAACTTCGAAAAGGTGAGGAGTGATCCTGGTGAATAGAGATTGTATGTTAACAACTGATGACAATCCTTACGATCCTTTTGACCAGTTTGATCACTGGTTCTTGTTCGATTGCGAAAAAGGTTACTATTCTTGTAGCTATTTGGCAAGAATCGCTCATCTATCAGAAGCAATGACAGAAGAAGAGAAAAACACAGAAGTTGAACGTGCAATTGATGAGATTATTCGTCTTGACTTCCTCGGAATCTACAAAAAAGTATATCGAAATGCTAAGGAATCAGAGAAAGAACTGGTTTAATATGTTAATTGACACAACAATTGCACAATGTTTGGACATGAAAGTCCGCTCGGGCCCCCGATAAAGGTCACTTGAGATGGTCAATACCCGGGGGAGGGGGTCAAAAATCACACCCCCTCCCCTTAT